AGGATCAACCCTCTAGTTTTATACAGTACCAATAGTACCTATACGGGTGGCGCAGCTCCCGTTTGGTGACTGTGAGGCACTTGGGGGGTGCGAAAAGTATACCCAGGGGTCTTATTATATAGATAATACCCACACGGTGACCTCAAGGTTTCTACAGAAACCCTACAAGATTCCAACAATGCACACATAGATTCTAAACGCAATCTACATAATATTCGTTTAGGTTAGTGGGTAGGATGGTAATAGAATATTACTGGATATTATAGGAGCTATATAGGTTCTTATATAGGCCGAGTATTTGTTAAAATTAATGTAAGATTATATCAAGAACTGTATAGGTTTCACAGAGTGCCCGTGCGTATCCTAACTTGAATTTATTCAAGGATTGCAGCTGGCTACGTAATAACGTACAGGGAAAGTAATAGCCCCTAGGGGGGTCTACAGATCTGTATGGTTCTTGATATGATTTAAAAAATTATAGGAAAAAATATTATGGGACAATTTAAGAATAAAGATATAACCTCTGGAAGACGTTCTGCTTTTGAGTGGGTGAAGCTTCAGGAGAAAAGGGCCGAGAAAGAAAAGATGGATGGTACTAGGAAGAAGCCTACAGCAGCCCAATTGGCGGCTAGGTTTAAGCCAGGTGTAAGTGGTAATCCTAATGGTAAACCATCTGGAGCTAAGCGTAAGATTACATTGGTTAAGGAGGCTATAGCAGCAGGTGAGGGTTTATCCCCAGCTGAGATGATGCTTGAGATTGCTTCAAGAAACTTTAGTAAAGATTCAACAGCTGGAGATACTTTAGCCCTTAAGGCTATTATTGAGGCTAACAAATATGTAGAGGTTACAGAAGATACTAGGGCAACCATTGAGGCTGCAGATGTAAACGATATGTCCGATGCTGAGTTGGATAAAGAGATACTTAGTCTTGTTGGAAACGACAAGAAGTAATAACATTTAGCTGGCTAAATACTAGATACTGATGAGATGATGAGGGGTTGGTTATGGCTGAAAGAAAAATAGAGCTTCTTAATGAGCTTAAGAAAAGAAAGAAATGGGAGATGTATAAGAACGACCCGTTGAAGTTTATTAACGAGTGTCTTTATATATTTCCAAAAGACCCGTCGTTGGGAAAGATTAAACTTAAGGTTAACAAAGCACAAGAGCTTGTTGTTAAAGAATTTGTAAGACAAATGGAGAGCACTGGACGTGTTAGGATTATTATCTCCAAGTATCGTCAAGCAGGATTCTCAACAATATCCTCTGCACTTGTATTTCATAGAGCGTTGTTTTTTGAATCTACTAGAGCCGTAATTATCTCTCTAGATAAGCCGACAACAGAGAGTATCTTTTCAATGTCGCAAACATTCCTTGAGGATTTGCCAAAGGATATGAAACCGGAATTGTCTGCCTCAAATAAGAGGGAGATGAAGTTTGAAAAGAATAAGTCTATGTTCCGATGCTTTACAGCTGGAGCTGAGAACCCTGGTCGTGGTACAACAAACACGGCACTATTATGTGATGAAACTGCATTCTTCCAAAATGCCGAAAAGGTTATGGCTGGTCTATTCCAGTCAGTATCAAACTCAAAAGGAACTATAGTAATTATCAACAGCACCTCTAATGGTGCTCAAGGTGTTTATTACGACCTATGGAATAAGGCAGAGAAGGGCGAGGGACAGTTCGTTCCTTTGTTTGTACCTTGGTATCTTCAGGATGAATATACTCTAGAGGTTCCAGATGATTTTGGAAAAACTTTAGATGAGGAAAAGGTTCAGGAGAAATGGAATCTAACAGACGGACAGATATATTGGCGTCGTATTAAGATTGCAGAGACATCCTCTATTACATTTAAGCAAGAGTATCCTTTCACTGCAGAAGAATCATTTATTCAATCTGGATCAAACGTATTTGATGTTGAGTCTTTACAGAAGTATATCCCAGAGGATGTTCAGTCCAAAAGAAGATTTAACAGGGATTATGCAAACTTTGATGAACACGAGGAGGGGGAGCTAGATGTCTGGGAGCCTCCTAAGAGAGATAAAAAATATTTAATTGGTGCCGATGTGGCAGGTGGTGTAGGTGGAGATTATAGTGTGGCTATCATTATGGATAGCGATAGGAATGTTGTTGCTATGTATCGTAACAATAGGATTGATCCTGTATATTTTGGCCAGGTATTATTTTACTTAGGTAGATGGTACAACAACTGCCTACTAGCCTGTGAAAGTAACTCCATAGGTATCGCTACAATACAGCAGCTGTTCTCTATGAACTACCCAAGCTTATATCAGCAAAAGAAAACCGCTAACATACAATATTCAAACGATGTTAATAGTTTTGGATTTAGAACAACAGGAGCGAGTAAGACTCCGATTATATCCAACCTCCAAGCATTAATTAAAGATTTTGATATAAACATACCAAGTCAACTAATGCTTGACGAGCTAAGAAACTATATCTTAGTTGGAGATAACCAGAAGATGCAAGCTGCACCTGGACACCACGATGACACAGTAATGGCTTTGGCCATCTGTTGTGAGGCGTGGAGAACACACGGAAACACACTAACAAACCGAGCGTTTTCGTTCGGAGAAACTAACAACTATTCAACCCAAGCAGACACTAACTGGATTTAACTTCTAATCCTGGCTAAGTGTAGGGAACACGGAGAGAGTGAGAATGCAACACAAAAAGATAACTGACGAGGAATTGATTCAATCTATTGACTCGAAGGTGCGTAATAGTGTAGGTGGAATTACAGGGTCGTCAGACCTCTCTAAGAAAAGAGAAAGTTCTACATATGAATACACAATGGACCCAAGAGGTGATTTAGCTCCTCAAGGTGTTTCCAAAATTGTATCTTCGGATACTGTTGAAATTATTGAGGGTTACACCTCACTGGTTGTTAAGCTTTTATTGGACAACAATAAGCTTGCTAATTTTATCCCAAGGTCTTCCAACCCAAGAGATATTCACGACGCTAGAGTTGCGTCTGATGTTGTTAACTATTGTATCTTTAATAGTAACGATGGTTGGAGAATCTTAAACACGTGGATTAAGTCTTCGTTTCTTTATGGAAACGGAACAGTAACCTGGGCTTGGATAGAAGATGCAGAATATGAAATGGAGGAATACGAATCTATTCCCGAAGTAGTTTTAGACGAGATCCTATCGGACTCGAACGTAGAGATAGTGGGAGACCTGGAAATTAACGAGGATGTAGATCCTCTGAGCCCAGAGATCACCTATCAGAATGTTAGGTTAAAAAGGAAAGTTGATAAGTCTAAGGTAGACATCGACGCTGTTCCTCCTGAAACATTCTTAATCAATAGGTCTGCAAGTAGTATTTATGATGCTACTTTTGTAGGTAAGGCAACGGAGCTGACTCATTCAGAGATCAGACAAATGTTTCCTGAATTTAAAAAAGATCTGACCGAGCTCGGTGAGAACGCAGAAGCATCAAGGGGTTCAAATTGGTCTTCTGAGAAGTTCGCACGTAGAGACGCAACAGGTATTGAGAACCTAGTTACTCACGATGATGAGGACGAAGAGGCTAATCAAATTGTTGAGGTTATCGAGTGTTGGATTAGATCTGATAGAGATGGTGACGGCATTGCTGAGTTAAAGCATATTATTAAAGCTGGTGAGGATATTCTTTTAGAGGAAGATTCTTCTTACATCCCTGTAGCAGACCTAAACCCTATTGAAGTTCCTCACGAATTCTTTGGCCTATCTCTAGCAGATATGGTGCGCCCACAAATGCAAGCCACAACGGCTATTATGCGTGGATTCGTTGAGAATGTATATTATGGTAACTACGGTAGAACATTAGCAGATCCTAATGTGGTTGACTTTACAGCGTTGCAGAATCCAGTTCCTAAGCAAATCATTGCTACGAACGGAAGCCCTGTTAACTCTGTTCAGCAACTTAATCCTGAGCCTATCAGTTCAGGTACACAAGGTATGCTAGAGTTTTTACAACTACAAAAGGAGCAATCAACAGGTCTAACAAAGGCCTCTATGGGGCTTAATGATGCTTTATATGTATCTGGTAACTCTGCTGAGAAAACTGCAAATGCACAATCGGCTGCACAGATTCGTATCGAGCACATTGCTAGACGCTTTATGGAGACAGGATTAAAAGACCTTTGTCGTGGCGTATTAAAAGAGATGAGACAGAATATCAAAGAGGATATGATGTATAAAACTGAAAAGGGTTATGCTTCTATTTCACCTCTGGATCTTCAGAGAATCCCTTCTAATCTTGATTTAGATGTTCAAGCAAATCTAGGTGAAAACTCAAATAGTAGCCAACAGCAAAAACTTGCTCAAGTTGCTGAGTTGTTACCTCAGATGGCTCAAGACCCAGATGCTAGAAAGTACATCTCACCACAAGCAGCCTATAACCTAGGCAGTAAAATGTTACAATCTATGGGCTTTGACCCTCTTGATTACTTTGTTGATCCTGAAGATGAACAGGCAATGCAAGAGGTTGAACAGCAAGTTCAAAAAGAGCAACAATCTGCACAAGCGGCTCAAGAGCTTGAGTCAGAAACAACCAGAGCTAATATTAGTTTGGTTAAGGCTGAGGTTGACAATAAGAAGATTGACAATAAGCGTCAACTACTAGAAGCTCAAGATGAGTCTAATCGTAAGTGGGCTGAGATAAGAATCAAGGCTAGTAAAGATGGCGCTCCTGACCCTGTTGTTAAAGAAATGGACTTCCCAAGTCTTTACAAGGACACTGAAGGAGATGAGGCTGCAGCTGCAGAACAAGAGGCTATGTTACAACAGCAACAACAGGCAATGCAACAACAAGCAATGCAACAAGGAGAAATTTAATGAGTATTGGAAAAAGCTACAAAGGCGGCGCTACACAGGCCAACTACGGAAACAAAACAGGATGTGCAGTTGACACTGGCAATGGTCTAAGACCTTGCACAAAAAAGTCAGATGCAGCTAAGAAGCGCAGAGCTTCAAAGCAATTTAATCCAAAGATTAATGTAAAAATGTAAATGATTGTAGAAACTGGAGATGATGAGAGATGAACTACAAAAGAACTCCTGGGCATCAAAACGTTGATGGGAAGCCTAAAAAGGTAACTCCTTATGATGACGCAAAGAGAGTCCTAGAAAAAGGATGGCAATGTGAAAGTATTAAAGATACCTTTACATTTGTCTATGAAGACCTGATGAATGACCTATTTAAAGCGTGGCTTGAAACCAAGCACCACGAAGCACAAGCAAGGGAATTTATATATCATCAGGCAATTTCGTTAGGAGCTGTTCAGAATAATATTGAGCGCTCTATTATAGCGAAAGGAAACAAAACACGAGAGCTAGAAGGAGAAGAGTGATGAGTGAGAAGCTTAGTAAAGCAATTGACAATTTAGAGTCAATTATTGACGTTATGATTAATGATATGAGTATTGGAGCTTCATATGTAAGAGCCAATTCAACACCGTGTCTAGATATGATTATGTTAAAGAAAGAGCTGGAAGCTAGAAAAGCCCCAGTCAAAAAAAAGAAGTAGTTCTTGTATAGGACTTTGATGAGAGATGAGAGAGGTAATATAAACTCGATCATTTAAATAAAATGATTAAGGGTTTTCCATTATTACTTTTAAGGGATATATGAAAGAGTGCGGGATATGTGGATACATCAAGATTGAGTCTGAGTTTTACGCAAAGAATAGCGCAAAAGATGGGTTGGATCATAGGTGTAAAGAATGCTCAAAGATTGCAAGAAGAGAGAGTAAGCTTCAGAAAAACTTTGGGATAACATCAGTCGAATATGATCTGATGTTTGAAGATCAGGGTGGTAAGTGCTTCATTTGTGAAGCTGATAGTGGATACAATGGAAATAAACTGTCTGTTGATCACGATCACAACACTGGAGAAATTAGAGGGTTGTTGTGCCATAAGTGCAATTTTGGCATAGCTCACTTTAATGATGATCGAAAAAGGCTTATGAACGCAATGATATATCTAGACCGAAAGGGAACAGGAATGTTTATTCCTGAATAGAAGTAATAAAGGAAAACCCTATTTATAATAGGAAAAAATTATGAGTGAACAAAATTCTACCAGCACAGCTGATGATGCAAGCACAAATGATTCAGGATTTGAAAACGCAATGGATGATGCAATTGATTCTTTGTTAGACAACGCAGTTGAAAATGGTACATTAGCACCTGCATATGACGAACAAGATGAAGCATCTACCCAGAACGATGAAGATGACACAGAAGAACTCGAAGGCGAAGATGAAGACCAAGCTGACGAGGACGCTGAAAATGTTGATGAAGATGAGAATGATGCCACCGACGAGCCAGACGAGGATGAGGATGACAAAGAGTCTACCCAAGATGACGAAGCTGAGGAAGAGGAAGAAGGTGAGTTAGATATGGAATTTGAGGTTCCCGTTAAGATTGACGGAGAAGAGTCTAAAGTTTCATTAGAAGAGCTTATTAAAGGATATCAGACTAATCAGAGCCAGACTAAGAAAGGTCAAGAATTGGCGGAACAGGCCAAGGAACTAAAAGCTGAACAAAGTAAATCTAGTCTTTATGAAAAGATTAACAAAGAATTACTTGGGCAGCAAGATGAGAGAGATCTAGCGCTACTAGAGGACCGTAAGAAAACTATGGATCTAGTGGCTAAGGGTGAGTACGTCGAAGGGGTCGATGATGATCTAGCAACTTTACAATATAAGTATAAATCTCTAGAAGATGAGTACAACAAGCGTAAAGCGAATAGAGAAGGATTGATTGCTAAGATGGATGAAAATAGCAAAGAGCAAGCTCAGAAGGAAATGAAGTCAAAGTTTGAGGAGTTCCAAAAGGAAATCCCTAACTTGGTTCCAGATTGGTCTGAAGAGATTGCTCGGGATAATTATAAGTTTGCAGTAGAGCAGGGGATTCCCGAAGCTTTTGTTGCAACTATTACGGATCCTATAATTGCTAAGTTTATTGATGACTACCGTAGATTAAAATCGTCTGCTTCTAAGGGTGCCGTAAAACGAAAAAAGGTACCTGTGAAGAAAGTTCCTACAAAGAAACCTGTTCCAAATAAAATCAAAAAGAAGGGTAAGGCTGATGAGGCTCGTAGTAGACTTGAAAAAGGAAACGGATCTAATGAAGATCTTGAAATTTTGAGTAACAATGTTTATGACGATATCTTTGAGGACTCACAACTCTTCTAGCTATTTTTAGGAGAAAATCTAATGGCAACAGTATTTAATACATCAAATGCAAACTCGCAGCGCGAAGACCTTGCAAACTTCATCTCAAACATTGTTCGTGATGAAACACCTTTTATGTCATCTATTGGTAAGACATCTGCGAAAGCTTTGTCTCACGAATGGTCAACTGACGAGCTAGCAGCGCCTGGCGACAATAACACTGCAGAAGGCGCAGGTTTCCCTAGTACAGTTTCTACTGGACCAGAGATTACACGTCTTTCTAACCAAGCGCAAATCTTTACTAAGTCTATTGAAGTTTCAGGTTCTATCGAAGCTGTTGATAAGGCTGGCCGTAAGTCTGAGTTTAAGTACCAGTCTGAGAAGCGTGGTAAGGAAATTATGCGTGACATTGAGTGGGCATTAACGACTGGTAAAGGCGTAAAGTCTACTTCTGGAAACCGTAAGATGGGTGGATACCAATCGTGGGTC